ACCACATGAGGATAATATTTAGGGTTTTGTAATGCACTGGCAGTCACTGTAGCTGTGGATTCTGAGTATCCAGCGTCCAAAGCACACTGTTTTGCTGTCTGCAAATGCCCTTTTTCGATGAAAATATCGACAAATTTCTGCTGTTTTGGGGTTAATTCGAGCATTTTTTCTACTTTTTCAGACATGTTTTTTCTCCAATTTTAAGATTGAACCTCCAAAAAACCCTTATTTTTCAACAAACTGTGTAAATGGGAGGCAACATATTTACAACCGTATGACAACTTATTTACGGCTAGAATCCGCCATATATATATATTTTTACAATATTGTAAATATGTAAACCGATTTCGCTGATTTTTTACAAGTTTAGATTTAATTTCTGTAGAATAATGTATATTGAAAATATGAGATTGGTCCGTGTTTCGTGGCTCGATACTGTTGAGCATCCGTCTGGTTGGTATGATCCCGAGGATATTGATAAACTGGAAGATGTTTGTTTGGTCCATAGTTATGGTCTCCTTCTCAAAGAAACAAAGAAATCGGTCACTATCGTGGCAGATTTTATCCCTGAAACAAAAGAATTTGGTCGGTCGACCGTGATCCCTAGGGGAATGATAGAAGAAATAGTAGACATATTCGATCCTACTAATGAAGCGTAGCAATACCTCCACTAGCATATCGCATTAAAACTTGTTGCCTGGCCATATCAGGATTCATTCCTGTCCCTGTTAAATTGTAAAAAAGATTAATCTGTCCAGGACTCATACCACGAGTAGGATCAGATTGTATTTCTTGTTGTGTAGGAATTGATCCAGGAGCTTGAATGGGTTGATATTGACTCTCACCTTTGAAAAAATTACCAATACCTTGAGCAACGTCTTTCCCTGCGCCATAAGCATTTTTAATTTGATCTAATATAAAACTTAAAGGAGAAACTTGTTGATAGGCTTCTAACATTTGGCCTGGAATTTTTGCAACACCACCTAACATATCACCAGCGGCACCACCAACATCACCCATAAATTGACCAAAGGTCGGCGCCATAGCAGTGAGCTGTGGTTCACGCATACTTAAAATTTGTTGTCCTGCAAAAGGACCTTGTGTCAAACGAGCAATGCCATCATTCGCTTGGGCTTGTTGAAATGCCTGGTAATCTCTCATCTTAGCTTGATAGCCTGGAATATCAGCGGCACGATTATATCTTTGTGTAATGTTTTGAATGTCTTGTAACGGAGCGGGTCCCGCTCCTAGTTGATTGTAATATTGTTTTTTTGCACCAGGGGAGAAACTGGATGCGAAATTGCTTTGAACAGGTTGAGGTTGAGGTTTGTTATCTTTTTCTGGTCGTTTGTAACCACTAAAATTAGGAGAAGAGGTCCCTGGTCGGTTGACATTGGTTGGAGGTTTAGGAGAAGAATATCCAGGTCTATTAATACCAGTAGGAGAACTACTATAACCCGGTCTATTAATTCCTCTTGGTGCCATTATTTTTTTGGTCTTCCTGGTTTATTTTTAACGATTCTACTTTGTTTTGCTCTTTCTCTAATTGAACGTATAGGACCTAAACCTTTTGGTTTTTCAGGACGACTTCTAAAATTTGGTTGGTTTGGCATTTTAGCAGGGGATAATTTTCTTTTGATTTTACCTAGCTTCTTTTCTTCCATAATTCTTTTTAAATCATCTCTATTTATTCTACCAGAAGGCTTTCTCATTTTGGCTTCTTTTAATAAATCTTTCATTTTTTCTGACATTACACCTCTTTTCGAAGCAGTAGCTCCTAAAACTTCCGATAATGTTTTTATGGCTTTGCGAATAGGCTTTGTTGCCATTTTCGTCTTTCTTGATTTTGGTGTCATTCCTTTTGGCATCGTTTGCTCCTTGGTCCGTGGTTAATAGTCAGTAGTTATACTAGGAACATAACAAAAATAAATGTCAAGATCAAAGATATATTGACTTTTGAAAACGCACTTTGATACAGTGGTAGGTACGCACTAACGCATACGAAGGAGGTTTAATATGCAAGAATTAGAAAAAAAATTGGAAGAAGCGTACATTGTTATTGCTCTCTTACAGGCAAAATTAGCTGAAAAGAAGGAATAAAACTAGGTGGTCCGTGGGCTTTGGTTCTCGATCAAAGCCTTACTACCCCTGGTCACAATATTATTCCATTCCTCGTGCGTAAATTCATCTTTACTTCCATCTCGATAAACCACCCGATACATAATTTTCTCTAGCATCTCTGGTGGTTCAGAAACTTTTGTAAAAATTTCTACTGCTCTTACAATATCTCTTATCATCTTGGGAAAGATAACACATTTCCGTTCTTGAGTTTACTTAATTTTTGAATGATTAAACGCCTGGTTGCTTCTCGTAAATCCTTGGTATCACCCACTAATTCGTGATCCCAAAGGTCGGCACAGGCCCGTAATGCTTCTACCTTCTCGTCATTGTTCTTAAAAAATTCTCTCTCATGCTCGATGAGATCAAGGACCATGCGTCTGGAAATTAAAGACTCCATGTCCTCTGTGATCATTGTGATATTTGCCATAACTAGATTCTATCACTTTTTTAGAATTTAATATAATAGTCTTCACCATTTTTTTTCATGGATAAAAGACTTCTTAATTTGTATTCATAGAAATCTAATTTGACACTATCAATCCAATAGGAATCGCCTTGACTATTACGCACGGCTTTTTTCTTGCGTTCAATCATACTTTGAACACGATTAATATATTTATCTAACTTAAAGACGTTCATTCTTTTCTCTTTTCTTTTGCATCTCAATCGCCGCTTCCATCATGACCGCTTGCATATTCGTAAAATAATTTTTACCCATGAGTTTTTCTGCAAGTTTGCGTGCTTTTCTTCTTTTGTCACGTTGTTGAGAATAACGAACGGAATGTCCTCGTCCGTCTTGGTGTTCATACACCGGTTTAAATTTAGCCATACCTATCTCCTTTGTTAGTCCTACCGACCTGAGATTTAGATAGCGGAAAGGCACGCCAACATAAAACTCACAGCTTTTCATGTGTCCCCGGCGGGCAATAGTGGTAATCTGCAGAGATATTCAAAGTATCATACCACCTCACACTATCCATCTGCTTTAACCGAATTGGGTCGGTGCAATCGGAACTTGTTATCGAGTGACTCGTACACCATTCACAAATCCAGCATGATTAGGTGTCATGTCTGCATTTTCTTGTTGGTCCTTGAGCCATGAGTCATAGTCCTCCATTTCGTGTTGAACTAATCCATCAATATAACCTTGTAAAAAAGCGACTGATTCATCTAACGGAAAGTTAGTGCGATCGCTCTTTGCATATTCAATTAAATTCAATAAATGTTTTCTAAACTCTAATGATTTACTTTCGTACTTTGCCATTTCTTTTCTTCTCCTCTTGTTCAATCAGTTTTTGTATAAATCCACCCATGGTGCAGTAGTCCTGTTCTGCCATCGGTCGTGCTTTATTATAAACAGCGACCTTAATTGCCACGGATTTGTATTTGGTAGCATCCATTAAATAACTCCATATTGTGTTAATAAAAAAATAATAATTAGACCTATGGCCATAAACCATCTAAAGTGAAACATGATCAAAATAATGATCATGGCAGTAGTAAATAAATAAACCATATGTCCTAATTTCTTGTATAAATATAAGAAACTATGTCATAAAAGTCAAGAGGATAGGAATGAAAGTATTTTTGATAATAATAGCCTGCTTACAAAGCACAGCCACTCCCCTAGAAAAGTCTTGTACTTTACAGCCATTAAATCAGCCATTTGAAAGTGTTCCTGATTGTTTGGGTTATGCGGAGTATTTTAAGAGCCAGGTTGAGTCGGCAGATCCTGATATGTATATAACAGGTTTCTGCACAACTAAACTGGTTGACTCTGCTTAAAGAGTTCTTCTAATAAAATTTGGGAAGCGACCTTCTTGTTTAAAGGTCATGTAAGCGGCGTACCAATCGTTTTTGTACTCTGCTTGACAGAATTGTTTGATGGTTTCATCTTTATCTTCTTTTGCTTTAAACAAATTTAAAAAGTGATCCATTGATCTTTTAGTTAAGTTAAACATTTTTATTTTCTCCTGGCAAAGTTATACACAGAAAAATAATTTTTTGTTTTGTTATGATTGCATGACAGTTATGCAAATGCTAATATTTTGGGATAGCAACGGTCGAAACATGAAAGGGATTTTGTGTATCGCAAAAGTTTTTAGATTTAGTGTCTCTTGCAAATAAACAAATTTATTAACTGCCGTTGCTAAACTGAAAAGTCAGCTTCAAATTCAACATCAAGTTCAGGATCATCAACAGCAATAAAAACAGTTCTACCATTGACTCTTTTTTGAAAACTCGTCTTGCATAAAAGACAATGATAATTATCCGAATGAGTTCGAAACATCGGAACAATCACATGTTCATAAGAACATTGCGGACAAAGAGTAGCTTCGAGTTTGCTATCTAATTTTTTATCTACTTCGCTTCGCCCCATGACGGTCCTACCTCACAATCTAATTTAACCGGTACTTCTAATTTTACTGCGTTTTGCATAATTTCCATGATCTTATTCTTTTGTGCTTCACTGTCAAAAGAACAATCTAGTTCATCATGTACCTGGATATGTGGAATAATACCTTCAGCGTGTAAATCTACCATGGCTTTCTTGGTCATGTCAGCGGCAGATCCCTGGATAATTTTGTTTAATGCTTTGTATGTGTAAGCTCTTTTGATTTGTTTGCCATGTTCTCGTTCGGCTTCAGCCCTGGGCAGTGGTCGGTGAACCCCGTATCTTATAGGTTCCCACGTATCAAATCGACATTTACGACCTAGCAAGGTTCTTACATGACCCACATCAGCTGCTTTTTTCATAGTTAATTCAATCATTTGTTTTACAAAAGGAACACGAGAATGATACTTCTCAAAAAGGTCCTCAGCCTCACCAGGAGTCAATCCTAGTTCTGAGGATAGTTTCCCCTTACCCATACCATAAAACAGCCCTAGATTGATCGTTTTAGCCTTTTTTCGATCAATTTTAGCCATCTCCGAGACCATAGTATGGAAGTCTGTATTCGGATCTTCATGGTATGCGTTGACGAACTCATCAGCTCCTTTCAACCCGCCATTCGTTAGACTAGCGAGGTGAACCACGAGACGTGGTTCCTGTTGAGAATAGTCAAACGCACCCCATTGCAT